ATCCAGAAGAAGAATTGCACCACGCTCCAGTGCTTCAATCACTGGACCATTGTGCCAGGCAGTTTCACCATTCACAAGACGGAAACCACCAATCAGGTCATCCTCATCAGTCTCAATCGTGATGTTGACACGGATCAGTTCACGCTTGAGTTGAGCACACGCTTGCTCCACCGAGAACGTTTTACCGTTACCCGACAGACCCGTAATGAACGTAGGGTAAAAGATACGGGACTGAATAATTTTTTTAATATCGTTAAAGTTACCAAACTTGACGAAGGTATCATCTTTATCAGGAATAAGGTTTTGTTCCACACTAGGAAGGGCGGGAGGGGCAGTATAACTACGCTCAATTTGTTCAACTTTCTCTTGAGTAACTTCTAGGTTCCAACGTCCACGAGAAGTCTTGAACGGTTCCAGACGAAGAACTACAGTTTGATAGTTAAAACTGCGGGAGGCACAGAATCCTTTAATATCACCAGAAGTGATATCAGAACCGAACAAACTTTGAATCTCAGAAATCAGTTGATCGTCACTCACGGAAATTTTACGAGGCATAATGTAGTTAAGTGCTTTTGTATTGAACTCTCACAGTATAGCGACAAAAAAGGGGCATTGCTGCCCCCAGTGTGCCAGTTTGGAAAGTGGTTTATGGATTTGATCCTCTTCTTTTCACTGCAGCATCTCTTTGGACATTTACTGTCTCACGATATTTTTTCTTTTCTGGGTGTATCATTTCATTATCAACAGCGCCCATTTTATGAAATCTTTTTTCTGATCCAGGTTTGTCCCATCTATCCGCAAGTTTGTTTTGTTTGGCTCTTAATTTTTCTTGGGGTTTTCCTTCATAAGGAACATATGCTTCAACAATACTCTCTTTCCACCCTTCACTCATGTTCACCATAATGACTTCTGCTTGCTCTACAGTCTTAGCATAACCTTCATCAAGAAGATATGAGAGAATTACATTGTAGAGATCTACTTCTTCATTTGCAAGTGATTTTAAACCATGTTTCCTTACATGCTCCCCTGCACGACGCCCTGCTTCATGAGTAGTAGAGATAACTTTTCCAACTGTTTTAGCAGTTTCACCAGCAAGACGACCAGCAGTTGCAGTAGCAGCCTTATGGCGCTCCATACCTGCTTTATAGGCACCAACAGCACCGAAGATACTACGGGCAATCGCATCCCTTACTGGTTTTTTTGATTTTGGTTGCTCTGCTTTTGCCTGACTTTCGACACCACGTGTTTCTGGTTCTTTTCTTTCTACTTCTTTTTTCTTAGCAGCTGCTGCCTTTGCTTGTTCTTTTGCTCTCTGTTTGGCTTCATCTCTTGCATAAATTTCTTTTTTTAGTTCTTCGTAAGATTTTTTTACTTTTTTTGCTTCCGTAAGAACATGAAGATCTTCCGACAAATGATAAACATACTCAACAAAAGACTGAAGACCAACTTTTTCAATCAGAATATCAATACCATCCTCATTGAGTCCATAGGAATAGAAGTACTCGGTAGCGACTTCTACAATATCACTCTCATGGATGTCAAAACTTTCTGCATTATTTGATTCGTTCAGATAAATTTCAGTCATCTCATCCCAAGTATATCCACTTAAATCATAACCTTCCTCAACAAGTTGATTTACCCATGCCTCAACTTCTTCACCCAATCTATTACTAAGTTTTCTATTTTTCATTTGAAGTTGAGTATCTCTTTGAGATTGTGTCAAAGTTTTACCAGATTTTGTTTTACCTCTTGGAGGTAATGCTTTCATTTCTTTAGCAGGAGGAAGTGCCTTTGTACCTGTGGTTGTTGCTTTTGATGTTGATTTTGGTGTTGTTTCACTTCCTCTCCAAGGATCAGATACTTTTACACCACTCCAAGCAGGAGGAAGTGCTTTCCTTTCTTTAGCAGAAGGAAGTGCCTCCTTTTCTTTGGCAGGAGGAAGTGCTTTTCTTTCTTTAGCAGGAGAAAGTGCTTTTCTTTCTTTAGCAGGAGAAAGTGCTTTTCTTTCTTTAGCGGGAGAAAGTGCCTTTGTACTTTTAGTGGTATCTACTTCTGCTCTTACATCCTTGGAAACTTTACGAATTTTGTTTTTAATTTTATCTTTAAATCCACCTACAGCACTTTTCACGGCAGCGTTACGAGCATTAGCACGTTCTGTGGATGCAATTGCAGATGCTCTTGCCTTCTCACCCTGTTTTTTTACAGCACCTTTTATTTTTTCCAAAACACCCTTAAATGCTTTAGCAAGTCTACCAGGAGGTTTTTGAGTATCATGCCCATAAGTTACTTTCGCTTCAACAATAAATTCTTCAAAAATATCTTCAATATCTGTAAGATCATATCCCTCATCAAGCATTTCATAAATGACTTCTTCGGCAATATCTTCAAGATTTTCTTCCGTTAGATATTCAACGCCAAAAAAGTCTTCATTAATTTCCTCGAACTGTTCTCTGAGTTCTTGGTCATATACTGCTTGATATGCAAGCATAAGATTGCTAATTTCTTTCGAATTCATTTTTCTTTTTATTTTTCCTAATTTTATTTAGGAAATTACGCAATTAATTCAACAAACTCTCCAAGAACTTTTTTATTCATTTTTTTACTCTTCAAACTCTTTAGAAAAGCATATTTAATTTGAGTTTTGGTGGCACCCTCAGCAACCTCAAACTCTGTATCATTTGCAAGGGCGGAAGCAGAAAGACCAAAGTAAGTATGATACCCAGAGCTTTTAATAGAGAAAGATTTTTCCCTTTTCCAGTTAGTCATGAGTTTCTCATACTCGGAATTAACCCACCCAGTATAACGACGAACAAAAGAACCAGCATTACAAGACTCCAGAATCCTCATACCAATAAAATTGACGGTAGGAAACTTATCACGAAGATTGCGAATCAAAACATCAGTAAATCCATGCCACTCCACATTCAGACTATAAGTGTTTCCAGTCTTACGATCACGCAAAAATGCATTCGTTCCAATTGAATTAAGACCAAGATACGGTTCAGTTAGATTAGAGCGATTAAACTCTTTATGATACTTCAATTGATTTGCTTCCCCATCAGTCAAAATTACACACTGAACTTTCTGCAATTTATTCTCTTTCTGAAAAGTAGGAAGAATTTCATGAAGGGCGATCAAAGTTTCATTCAAAGGAGTTCCCGAAAGACTCCAACCAATTGGAACAGCATAACGACAATAATACTGATCACAAAAACTACGGGAAATGCGATAGATATTCAACATTTGATCTTCAAGCGTTTTACCATTTGTCTTACTAGTAAGCATATTCATCAGAGAAAAATATTCACTAATATGAATCACCCCATCTTTCTTTTGATAATTAGATTCTGGCATAATTGGTTTATTATTCTCATCATACTTAATGACTGGATAATCGCCAGTAAAGGCATAAACCTCAAAAGGAATATTAACCTTCTTACAGAACCAGATGAGATTAAAGAGTTGTTTTACAGTATCCAACATCACACTATTCATTGAACCAGACCAGTCCAAAATAAAAATCAGACCGTGATTTTTACCATCTGCAAATGTTGTGACTTTGCGAAACAAGTCCTCATTGTATTTGTAGGTATGCAATTTAGTACAATCTAAGACACCCGTTCGAGCAGTTGTGGCGCGAGCATAACTATCTGCTGCCTTACGACACTCAAACTCTTTTACAAGATAACTTACTTCCTTCTGCGCCAGACGCTTGAACTCACGGAACTCTTTATCTGCCTGACCAAAAATTTCATTATATTCATAGTCATTATTGTTGAGATAAGATTCCCATGATTCCTTGCAAACATTATGAATTTCGGTATTATTTACAATGATTTGTTTTACATTTAGTTTAGGAATCTCAACATAAACATTATCATAACCATCGTGCCCCACAAGACTTTTAAGTGCATCCTCCAAATTATCAACAGTTTTAACTTCTGGTTCCTGTTCGAAAGTTTCTCCACCAGATTCACCATCTTTAACTTCTTTCTCACCAAATTCATTTGATTCGCCAGAACTCGTACCACCGTTACCTTCAGTTTCAGATTGGTTGTTCTCACCTTCTTCTTGATCCGAAAAATCAGAGCAAGATTGGTTAGCACCACTTTGCTGAGACTCAAGATTATCAATCCGAATCTTAGTATCTTCCTGCTGCTTTTGCTTGCAATAATTATAGAGAACTTCGGCAGCATTCAATGCATCGGCAAAAGTTTCGGCATCGGCAATTTGATCAATAATATTCTGTTCTTCTGCAGTAAAATCAAGAGAAAGAAACTTACCAATTTTAAAATAAAGATTGGCACGATCAGCAAGATTATAAGTAGAAATATCTTCATCTTCCAACTGAAAGAAGTCTTGATCATTCAGTTCTTCATATCCCCTATAAAAGGTTTTAGCAAGACCAGCATACTTGCGCTTCATCAACTTCTCAACCCGAGCATCCTCAGTCACATTCACAAACTGAGGTGGAATTTTATAGTTTTTAATCCAATCTTCTTCGGGAGTGAAGAGTGCATGACCAACTTCATGTCCCACCAGAAGATCATAGACAGTATTGCTTGCTTTCTGCCACATCGGCAGAGTCAGCACACGAGTGTGAACATTAAAGCAAGCGGTCTCCACCTTCCTGTGCTCAACCACAAGATCTTCGGTGGCAAGCAGTTTGGCGAGTTGGGATTTAATTTCGTGATTGACGGGCATTGGTGTTTTTTTAACTGTCCACATCATACAAAAAAAGAGGGTGGTTAGACCCTCCAGTGTGCCAGTTTTAAAAGTGGTCTCAATCTTTGTTTTTTCCTTTTTCTCTCATTTTCTTTGCCTTCTCAAGCGTTCTTTGTCTTGCCGCTTCTCTTTCATTTTGGGGAATATCAATATTAATTAGAGCACCAACCTTTTCTTTTGGTGGTTCAATTTTTGCTTCAACAATACTATCAATCCATGCTTCACTCATAGCACCTAAAATTGCCTCTGCAGACTTCTCATCAGAAGCAAAACCTTCATCAAGAAGATATGAAACAATTTCTTCACGAATTGAACGAGGATTAAAATAAGGATTCACATCTGATTGGTATTGTATGCCGCCAACATTCTTACCAAGATGCTTTGCCATTCTTCTCTTCTTTTCTAATTCATATTGCTTTTTTGCACTTCCTGGCTTTGGAACTGGTTTTCCAGTAAGTCCAACTACGGTTCTATCCTTTTCTTTTGCCATTTCTATAAAACTTTTTAGGTATTTATAAAAGAAGCACCCCTTTCGGAGTGCTTTTTCTTGAATGCTTGGCGTCGTGCCTTTGCTTGTCTGAGTGCTTGCGGTTTTAATTTCCGCTTCTGCTCCTTCTTAGAGTGATGATAGCGATTGGGGACTTGCATGGTTCTGGTTGTTTATGATTCTATTTTATACGAGAATCCTTCCCCCGTGCGAGGGGTGTGCCACTTTATTTATTGTCCCCACCCCTCATCTTTTTCATATACTCACTTCTCCTTTTTCTTTCATCATCAGTAATATTGAGTTTAGTTCCAACCTCTAATCCTGCAGTCAATCCTCGTTTATGTTTTGGCAATCTACCCCTAATAAATCCATCTGGTTGAATTTCACAATATTTACATTCCACACCATTATTCCACCATTTTTTATTTTTAGTCCAAGTATTTTTTCCAACATTACTATCAGATACTTTTTTACACCATTCTTCCTTTTGTTCGGGAGTGCGATGCCTTTTAATACCACTTTGAGATTTACTCATTCTTTGTTTGGAAATATCAGAATGTCTTCCACCTTCACCACCCTCTTTAAGATTATAATCTGGATTTAACCATCCAATATAATGTTTTTCCAAATCATCAATATTATCATCATCTCTTACTTCTTTAATGCAAATAATTGAAAAATTTTCTGTCCCATATTTTTTTAGAGCTCTATGAAAATAATCTTTAGGAGAAATTGATGCTGACTTATGGGTAGAAAATCTCCAATTTATTGTTCTTGAAGTTTTACCAATATAAAACTTACCATTTATATTATTTGTAATTTTATAGATAAATCCCATTTGCAAACACTTCGTCTAATCTAAACTATTTATGAAGATTTAATTCTAGAAAATCCCCTCACCTTCTCAAAGTGAAGCACATTATCAAACTTATCTTGAAGGTCTTGTTTATGAGAAATTACAAACACATTACTATCCTTAACAACATATTTGATAATTTTAAGAAACTCATCAGCACCAAATCCATCAAGAGAAGAGTCAAAAACTTCATCAAACAAAAGAATATTACAATTCACAGAGTTTTTAACCCTTGCTACTTCCCTCCAAGCAAAAATCAAAGCAAGATCTATACGGGCTTTCTCACCTTCACTAAAAGAACTATAAGAAAAATCTTCATGAATAGGGGACTTGACACTCTCATTAAATTCAGAATCTAATTCAAAATTAATGTAAAAATCCATCATTTGCAAATAACGATTGACTTGCTGATTGATAAACGGAAGATATTTTTTAATAATTTTGGTTTTTACACCATCATCTTTAAGAAGAGAATATGCAAAATCATAATGAACAATCTCTTCTTTTTTGGTTCCCAAATCCTCAAAAACTTTTTGAAGATTGGTTTGAAATTCTTCTAACTTTTCGTGCTCAGTATTTTTATTTTCAAGTTGTTCGGTAAGTGTTTGAATTTCACTTTCCAAATCTCTGACTTGGCGTTGATTAGAGGAAATCCTAGCATTATTTTGAGAAATGTCATTATTGAGTTTCGTAATCTCCTTAGATAGTGCGATAAATTGACGCTCTCTCTCTTCTTCCAGTTTTATGGTATTTTCAAGATCTTTATAACCTTGTTGAAGTTCCTTAGCACTATTTTGAGCGTTTGCAATTCTATTTAATCTAAACTCCTCTTCAATTGTTTGAGTGCATGTAGGACAAACCGTATTTTCTGCGAAGAATTTATGTTCTTTGGTAATCGTAGATACTTTTTGGGAAATTTTACCTTTCAGGTTTCCCAACTTTCTAAGTTTATCAGTTGCACCAACAACATTTTCCTGCTCTTTAGTATATCCAAAGATACTTTCTTCAGTAATTGAATTTTGAAGAATATAAGAATCAACTTCACTCATCAAATTAGTAATCTTTTGTTTGTTGGACTTAATACTATCCTTTCCACGACTTTCTAATTGTTGAATAAAGTTCTTCTGCATTTGAACTTTATCTTTGAGAGATTCTTTTCTAAGTTCTAAGGATTTGATCTGTTCCTTCTGCTGGCGAATCTTATCTTTAATCAAATTATTCATTGAAGAGAAGATACGAATATCCAACAAGTCCTCAATCACTTCTCGACGATGTGCCGTGGCGAGTTGCATAAAAGGAACAAAAGTACTCGAACCAAGAATTACAATTTGTGTAAAAGATTTATAATTAACCTTAAGAATATTTTCTTCTAAGATTTTTTGATTAGCACGATCATCTGCTTCCTTATGCAGTTGTTTTCCATTTACCACAATATCAAAAATATTTGGTTTGATTCCACGACGAACCAAATACTCACGATTATTGACAGAAAATTCAATTTCTACCAGACAATCCTTTTCATTGGTACTATTAGGAAGTTGTGGTTTATTGATTTTGCGAAATGGGCGATTAAAAAGTACAAATGTCAAGGCATCTAATACAGTGGATTTACCAGCACCATTTGTTCCAACTATAAGATTAGTTTGATTTTTTTGAAAATCTATTTCAGTGAACTGCTGTCCAGTAGAAAGAAAGTTTCTCCAACGGATTTTTTTAAATATAATCATTTTTTGGGTGGGATTACGATATCTTCAGGTTTAATTACAGCATACTTATAATTGTACATCCTACAAGTCTTTATAGCAAGATCATCATCTACTTCCACAACATCCATCTCATTCTCTTCTTGATCTTCAAGCATTAAAGCATATCGAGTCGCATCATCTTCTTCTTCAAAGAGAAATAAGACTTTTTCACCATATTTGTCTTGGACAGCAAATGCACCATCCTCCTTTTTGCCTTTAAGTGTGAGAAGAAACATTATTCAACTTCGCAAGCCTCTTTATAAAGATTTTGTAGGATTCCTTTGATTATATTTTTATCGAATTGAACTTCAGACTCATCAATATATCGATTAAGGATTGAAATTGTATTTTCTTCCTCATCAACTTGAAAATCTTCACTTTCTTGAATTTCAAAGTTTTCAATAATTTTAAGATCTTGAATTCCTGCTGTATATAATTTATCTACAAACTTTTCAAAATCTTTTGCTTTTGTTTTTTTACGAACAATAATCTTCACAATCTTGTTTTCATATTCCCCAGCATCAAATGTCTGATATGGGGTATCTTCATAATAAAGATTATAGAATAATTTATAAGGATTATTAATTGCAGTATGAGTTAGAGTTTCTGTATCAAAGATATGAAATCCACGAGTATCATTCACATCTGTCCAGTACATTTCATAAGGATTACCAAGATAGAAAATGCGTCCATTATCAGAACGAGTGTGGTAATGACCAGAAAATACCTTTGTGAAGTTTGAAAAAATATCCGAATCCAGTCCATGTTCCTCCATAATGAGATTTTTGTTGACACGGAAACCTTGAAGTTCCAAATGCCCAAACGCAACTTTTGCTTTTGATTTTTTAATTACATTCATTGTTTCTTCATAGTTTTCACTACAAATCCATGGAATGAAAGTCATGTCAATTCCACCAACCTTTGTGTTCGTTGGAGAACTATAAGTTTTAATATTTGGATAATCTTTTAGGAGAAGTTCTGGGGCATTAATTTCAGTAGAATTGCGTAGAAATATATCATGATTACCCACAATCATATGAACTTCATATTTTCTAAGAGGTTCCAATACAACTCTTCTGGTCCAATCTAATCCCCAAAAATCAATACTTTTACGATTATCAAAAGCATCACCCATATGAATGACTACTTCTACTCCATGTTCTTCTAGGGAAGGAAAGAAGACATTATCATAAAAAAGTTGGAAATACTCGTGCAAATTTTTAGAAGCTTTGCGGGCACTCCAATGTGTGTCAGAAATTACGCCAATTTTCACTTTTGTTGCCTTCTACTATTTTCTTGTGCGGTTTTCATAAGATGCTCTTTGTGTGTAATAACTCGTAAGTTATCAGGATGGTGTAGTCCACCCTCAAATAAAGGGATGATATGGTCTACATCATACTGCATACCGGTAGTAAAAGTCAAGTGCTGTGCCTGTTGGTATATTTCCTGTATTTCTCGAAGTTGCTGCTCCGTAATATCTATTGGAATACCAAGTTGTTTTCTTGCAAGGTATCTCCTTGTCTTTTCACAACTTACTGCTTTACCTCTTTCAGTTTTAGCATATTTTCTTTTTATTCCATTAACTTTTTCTTTATTATCCTCACAATATTTTTGCTTTTTCTCCTTTGTTCTATAAGGTTCCATCAACTCTTTATTATTAAGTTTTTCTAAACCAGATTTTATAGAACACGGGGCACAATTAGAAGTAGATACATATTTTTCATAACTTCCACAGTGTTTACAAATAGTTTCACTAGTATAAGTTTTTTTACCCTCTTCTATTGCTTTTAATCTATTTTTTCTTGACTGTGAGTATTGATTAGGCATAAAGCACCATAGTGTTTTATTTATTTATACACTATGGTACATCATCGATTATTATTTCTATATTGAATAGCATCTTTCATACTGTTGTATTCGCTATTGTTCCCAGAAAGCAAGCCGTCATCAATTGTCATAACTTCATCAAATCCAGTGCGTTCAATGATTTTATTTTTAATTTCTAATTGTTTTTTTTCTTTTTGAATTCTTCTCAAAAATGCATAATGAATAATTTGAGTAAAGTAAGCGAATGGATTCTGCGATCTTTCTGGATTGAAATTATGAATATATTGAACGCAATTTTCAATCCCATCAGAAATCATATCGTCACGAAACATATAATTAACAAAATTCGGTTTATATGATAGATGTGTAGCAATTTTCAAAAAACATTCACCCAAATAATTACTAATTCTTGGTTTTGGTAAATCGTTTTCCTTTGCATGAGCAACTTTTGTCCTATGAACAATTAATGCCTCTAAAAATTCTTTGTTATTGACATAATGCTCTGATTTTTTTCTTGACATAACATTTTATATTGAATTAAATAAGTTATGTTTATTATAGCACATTTTAAGGGGGCTTGACAACTACTAAAATACCATGTAGACTAGGTTTGTCGCCGTTGAAGATGAGATCTTAGCTTTCTTTAATATCTTTATATAGCTCTTCAAGTTTTTTACGAGCATTCTCTACTGAAGAGATATATCCCATTTTATCAGTTATTTTTACTTCACCATTTAAGTTAAATTCATTATCAAGATACTTATTGTATATTCCAATAGTAGACTTATTGGTAATTTCAGTCATTGTAATAATTTTATCAAGTTTAATCATATAAAAATCATCATCAGGAATTTCCATCCATGGTTTAATTTTAACAATTGATCCCACTTCTGTATAAGAAATTTTCATAACTACTGGATTTTGAAGAATGACAATAGGATCTTCATTATTCTCATCTATTGAAACTAATGAGAATATTTCTTCTCCAGATATTAATTTTAATACACAATAAAATTCTTCTCCCATCATTCTTTTATAGGTATATTTACAATATCGTAATTAAAGTTTTCTTCGTTATAGATTTTAATTCTTTCGATTAAGTGATTAAGTGTATAATTCTTTTTTGATTTATAACTAATATCATCGGCAATGTCATATAAAGTTGCTTTTACTTTGTTTTCACCTTTTCTGAGCACTCTTCCGATGGATTGGAGATTTCTGATTCTTGATTTACTAGGGGAAGCAAAGACCACATTATGTAGATTTCTGATGTTAATACCAGTAGAAAAAGTCCCGTAAGAAGCAACGATGATTGCATTATTTTCCTTTTCAGTTATTTCACGAACTCTTTCTCTTTCTTCAGTTTCCACTCCACCATGAATAAAGAAAACATGGCGCCCATCAACCTTATTATTATTTATCAGATTGTATAAAGGTTGTCCGTGACTTTCTACTCTTGAAAATAAGACAAGAGTATTTCCTTTTAGATCTAGTGTAAGATTTTTAATAAAGTTGTTTCTTTTTTGATGATTGATAATATATTGAACTTCATCCTCAAAGATATCAAATCGATTTGGTGGATGTTTCAATAAAAGTATCTTAATATCCAACTTAGCAAGATGTCCTTTTTGCATCAGTTCATCTGTTTTAATAATCTTATAAGAGGGGCCAAACAATCCTTCTAGAACCCATTTGTGAGTTTGACTTCCATCAAGTGTTCCTGTAAATCCAAAACGATATTTCGCATCACAGAGTTTTGTCATTATAGATATTAATGACTTGGATTTAAACTGGTGTGCTTCATCACCTACGACCACATTAAATCTTGCAAAATATTGTTTAGGCAATTTGTAAATACTTTGCCATGTGGTGATAATGACTTGGGAATCAGTTTCCCTTTCTTTCCCCGCATAAATCTTGTGGCAAAATGAACCAACATCCCACCCGTAATCTGCAAAATCTTTATACATTTGCTCTACAAGGGAAGTCGTTGGGACAACTATCAGAATATTTTTCTGCTTTTCAACATAGTATCTCACAACAGAATATATCATTAATGACTTTCCAGAAGCAGTTGGAGATATCAATAACTTTCGATTATGTCGCAAAGCGTCGTATACTCCCTCAACTTGGTAATCGCGTGGGGCGTGTCTACTGATTGCCGTCATGTAATCTTTTACACCTTCTCTTGAGATATTTTCATTTACCTCAAATGGAAGTCCATAAAATTTATTGTCTACAAATTCGTATGTATACTTATGATCATCACAAAATTTGATAATTCTATCTAAGAGACCAATATAAATTTCACCTGTTTGTGTAGAGAATAGACGAATTTTTCCGTCCCAGTATTTGTTGCGAAACTGAGGACTAAATTTTGCATTCGGAACCTCAAATGTAAACTGATCTGCTAGTTCGTAATAAATATGAGGTTCTGCTTTGATATGCAGATATACTTCGTTCTTTTTTGATATAATCAAATGGCTCATATTTTATATCATTCTGATACAAATATTTATTGGCAATAAAAAAGAGGCATTTCTGCCTCAATTGTATCCTGCTTGGAATTTATGCCATTCAATTGAATTTTTAATTTGATAAGTTCTGTTAGAAACCGTCTTAATGATTTCTTCTAAGAACTTGAGCACAATGTCATAATATCTTATTTTCAAGTCAATTTTAGAAAGTCTCTCATCTGCGCTCATATACCTCTCTATGGCGTCCTTTTCTCTTACCTTATACGGAAATGGTTCTTCCACGTACACCTCTGCTGGCGCCTTTCCTGTGTAGTAGTTATAGCGTTCTAGACGCACTCTATTATAAGTTTCTCGTGCCTTCTCACGGAGAAGAGTAGTTGTATTGTAAATAGTATAATATTTGGAGTGTAGTTGAGGAATTTTTAAAGACTCATCGTGTAGGTTGTCAGGGTCTATGACAGAATCTCTCTGCCACATCTCCTGAATTTCATCAAGATTCATACGCTTTTTAATGGATAAAGTGGTTTGCTATCTGTACCTAGTATATCATAAATTGTATATTTAAACGATACCTCTGCTGTAAAAAACTGAATATCTGTGGATGTCGAATCAAATTCTAATGAAGTTATGGAAACTGGAAAAAGATCTAGAAATCTCACAAGAGCAACATCTTTATAATTGCTATTTAAAACACGAAGAGTGCCGTCACTAAATGCTCTTTTACCATCTTCAATTCCATCTTCATCTGTAATTAAATCTTTGTATTGTTTAAGACTTCCAGATCCACCTAAAGCAGTAATCCAATTGTGAATAATCATATAATTTTCCATACTCTCATCAACAAGAAATTTCAATACAAGATCACCAAAAACCAACATTTCCCCAGGAACATCAATATTTTTTAAATAAGTTGGTTGCCTTGCAATTCCCAAATTCAGTTCGGGAATTTTTGCAGAATTGCAAAAAAATGAAACTTTTGGATATCTTGCCAAAGTAAATTTAAATCCAACTGGAGATAAAAAATTTCTATTTTGTATCTGCTTTGAAAATGCATTTGCCATCAGTCTGGTAATCCAATAATTGGTCTTTTACCTTTTACCTGATCAATTTTTGGTTGAGCAGCTTTTCTTGATACTGGAGTTACATCAATATCACGAACTCCATATTGTTTATAATCTTTAAATCCTAAATCTCTAGTTGTTTGTGTAGTCAAATCTGCCTGACGATCTCCAACATAAGGTCCCCTATCAATTACCTTGGTAACCACAGATTTTTTAGTTCTTGGATCAGTCAGTCTAACATCACTTCCAAGAGGTAAAGTTCTATGTGCAATTCCTGGAGTTGTTGGAGTCAAAACCTGTCCAGAGGCAGTTTTATTCCCATATAATCCAGGTCCGTAAGAACTTGTTGGATTACGGCAAAAGGCGTTGCCTCTACCATAAATTGTTGAAAGGTTTTCATCTTTTTATTTTTATTTAGATAAAAAAAGGGAGAGACCCGAAGATCTCCCCCCATATTAATTGTTGTGAATTAAATCACATTAAGTTGTCAACACGGACTCTTCTGTAATAGCGGTTGCTATTAGCAGTAAGAGTACCATTACCAACAGTGGTTCCTTGTGAGAATGGGTTCTCAACGAGACCGTATCTGGTCTTAAATCCAATTTTTGGTTGGAAGGTGTTCTCACCAACGGCACGAACCATTTGGAGAGGAACATAAGGACAATAGAAAAGACCAGCATCATAAGGGGAAGAACCCTTATAACCGACAACATAGTACTGGTTGGAAGCAACGTTTGCAGAATATGGGTCAATATAGACTCTATACTTACCTTGGAGGATACCTGCGAAAGTATTTCCAGTGTCATCAACATTAAGATTAGCGTTGAGTGCTGGGGTGTAAGCAAGAACGCCTGCCATGGTGAGTGCCGAAGCAACATCAG